GGCGTCTTAAAGTACTTTCATCCCAAGGGGACCTCAAAAAATGCATCCACATCTCTACAATCTTCTGCGCAACCGCGCTTTTTTCGCTCCTGACACCGAAGGTGCTGGTGGCGGCTAGACCGAAAAGATCGACACGGACACCAACACGGACGCCGACGCCGACAAGGGCGACGACGCGGGTGGTGGCAAGACCGGTGCGAAGACGGACGCCGAAGCTGAGTTGGAAGCCCGCATTGCTAAGGCGGTTGAAGAGGCGACCAAGGGCCTGAAGAAGAAGAACGACGAGCTTCTGGGCAAGGTGAAGAAGGCGCAGGACGAAGCCAAGAGCAAGACCGCGCTGGACAACGACGAGTACGAGAACTACCGCAAGATCAAGGAGCGCATCGAGCGCGACGAGCTGCTGAAGCTGATGGCCGAAGGCAACAGTGAGGAGGCTCTGGCTATCGCGACCCGCAAGACGAAGACCGAAATGGAAGCCGTCATTGCCGTTGAGCGCGAAGAGAAGGCCCGTCTGGCTCAGGAAGCCGCGACCGCTCGTGCCGAACTGGACAACACCAAGATTTCGATTGCCATCACGCAAGCCGCTGCGCCGCTCGTGAAGCCTGCTTATCAGTCGCTGATCGACAAGCTGGCGCGCGACAGCATCAAGGTCGTGGATGGTCATCCGCGTGTCGTGGATTCTGAGGGTGACGTGGTGCTCGCCAAGAACGGCAAGCCGCTCCCCATCAGTGACTACATCGAATCGTTCCGTGCATCGTACGGCGATTTGTTCATCGCCTCGCAGGGCGGTGGTGCCGGTGGCTCTGGCGCACCGAAGGCAGGATCCGGGAGCAAGATCACCGTCGAGGCAGCCGGTGACCTACCGATGGATCAGTTCATGTCAGCGCGTGCCAAAGGACTGATTTGACGGCGCCTAGTATTGTTAGAGTCCTTGCAGCCTCAAGCACCCTTAACGGGTGACTTGGGGCTTTTTATGTTCAGACGTCAAATAAGACAAAGCATTCCCAAACTGGAGAGGTATTAAAATGGCTTTCGCTGATAGTAATTTTGGCCGCGTAGCCTACATCGCTGAGACGGTGTACGGCCAGACCCCGGCCACCCCGACCATGCAGGTCGTCCGTATGACTTCGTCGGACTTCGCCGCGTCGAAGGAAACCGTCATGTCGGACGAGCTGCGCTACGACCGCATGGTGTCCACGCTGTCGGAAGTCGCCGCGACCTCGGGCGGCACGCTGAACTTCGAGCTGTCGCTGGGCGGCACCTTTGACGACTTCCTGTCGGCCGCGCTGTGCGGCAACTGGTCGACGGCGGTCAACCTGACCCCGGACCTGACGTTCGCGTCGGGCGCCAACACCATCACCGACGCCGACACGTCCGGTGCCTTCGCCAACATCGCGGTCGGCCAGTGGATCTTCATCGAAGACGCCGTTGATGCCGCCAACAACGGCTGGCACCTCGTGACGGCTAAGGCGTCCAACAACTAGGTCACCGTCGCCAGCACCCTGGCCGACGAAGTTGCCGACGCGGTGTCGCTGAAGGCCCGTATGGTGCGCAACGGTGTCGAGAAGAAGTCCTACTCCATCGAGCAGGCGTTCACCGACATCAATCAGTTCTTCATTTTCCGTGGTCAGCGCCTGTCCAGCATGAGCCTGGAAGTCTCCGCTGGCGCCATCGCGACCGGTTCGTTCTCGTTCATGGGTTCCGAGACCGCCCGCGCCGGCACGACCTTCGCCACCGCCATCACGCCCGCGACCACGTCGCCCGTCGTGAACGGCACGTCGAACGTCGGTTCGATCATCGAAGACGGCGTCACCCTGTCGACCGCGCTGCAGTCGATCTCCATCAACGTGGACAACGGGCTGCGCAACCAGCAGGCCGTGTCGCACAAGTTCCCGGCTGGCATCGGCTACGGTCGTCAGACCGTCAGCGGCTCGCTGACCGCGTATTTCGAGACCGCGCAGCTCTACGACAAGTTCCTGAACCACGAGACGACCTCGCTGTCGTTCGACTTCGCTGATGCCGACGGCAACCGCCTGCGCATCACGCTGCCGAAGGTCTACTTCTCGTCCGACAGCCCGGCGCCGACCGGCATCGACCAGGACGTCATGGAGAGCATCGAGTTCACGGCGGTGTTCGACGCCACCACGAACTGCCAGATCCAGCTCGACTACATCGCTGGCTAATGAAGTGGAGGGGAGTAATCCCCTCCATTCTTCTTGTTTTCGCGGTGGTATTGCAATGTTTCTATATGTCGCGTTATAATATGCAAATAACCGACATTTTGTTGGGATTCACTTCCCGGTGACCACCAAGAACCCGCAATGGGCTTCTTGGCTTCTTTGTAATGATAGGGCCAGAAGCCCACAACCAGATATTTCGGAGGCTTTTTCAAATGACCGTTACCAATTCTTTCATCCTCCCGAGCGTGGTCGCTCGTGAAGCGCTGATGATCCTG